CTGGCGTGGCATTAATCGCTCTAGCTATCGTATTACAGGTAATCTTTGGCGGGAGTGTACCGTTCATTGGTGGAGATATCATTGGTACAATTACTACCATTATCACCAACCTGGGCAATGCAGGACTAGTTGGACTAGCCTCTCTTGCTGTAGTATACCATATCTTCACAAAGAAGTAATATACTAACTAAGCCTTGTATTTTGCAAGGCTTTTTTCATTAATTAGAGGAATAAGATGCTGGAACTAAGTAGAGAGGATATTAGCGCTGATGAGTTGATTGAGTATCCAAAGGACGAACGTTTTATAAAACTTCCAATAGCTCAATACTTAGAATTACTAGGTATCAAACCTATTAGGGCACAAATTGCCCTAATTAATGCAATTAACAATCCAAGTTACAGATTTGTAGTAGCAGCACTGTCTAGAAGACAAGGTAAGACTTATATAGCAAATATCATCGGACAACTAGTAGCTTTAGTACCTAATACTAACGTACTGATCATGAGTCCAAATTACTCACTATCTCAGATTTCTTTTGACCTACAACGAAATCTAATTAAGCACTTTGATTTAGAAGTAGCCAGGGATAACGCTAAAGACAAAATCATAGAGTTAACAAATGGAAGCACTATTCGTATGGGATCAGTCAATCAGGTGGATAGTACCGTTGGCAGGTCTTATGATCTTATTATATTTGATGAAGCGGCACTAGGAGATGGAGGTATGGATGCTTTTAATGTAGCACTACGTCCAACTCTAGATAAGCCAAATAGTAAGTGTATATTTATATCTACGCCTCGAGGAAGAAATAACTGGTTCTCAGAATTCTACCAAAGGGGCTATAATGACGAGTATGAGAACTGGGTATCTATACGAGCTTCGTACCACGAGAACCCTAGAATTTCTCAGAAAGATATCGATGAAGCTAGAAAGGGTATGTCCAAAGCAGAGTTTAACCAGGAGTACTTAGCAGACTTTAACACGTTTATGGGCCAAGTATGGAACTTCAACTATGAGGAATGTGTTGCAAACTTAGAGGAACTTAATGTATCAAAAATGGATATATTTGCTGGTCTGGATGTTGGTTACCGTGACCCTACTGCTTTTTGCGTTATTGGGTATGATTGGGATTCTGAAACATACTATATATTAGATGAGTACATGGAAGCTGAGAGGACTACTGAGCAACATGCTAAGGTTATACAGAAAATGATTGATAAGTGGGATATAGACGCAATCTACATCGACTCCGCAGCTCAGCAAATGCGTTTCGATTTAGCCCAGAATTACGATATTTCAACTATCAATGCCACGAAGAGTGTGCTGGACGGGATTGCGTCTGTTTCCACAATTGTGGATAATGACAAATTGATTGTGGATCAACGTTGTAAAGACACTTTAACATGCTTGGACCAATATCAGTGGAATCCAAATGAGAACCTCTTGACGGAGAAACCGGTACACAATATGGCCTCGCACATGGCAGACGCACTTAGATACGCTCTTTATACTTTTGTAGCCTCTGACATAACTTTTTAGTACCACCAACTGAAAAATACGTCTTGACTTTTCACCCTAAATTTGATATAATTGCCCATATATAGCGAGATTTTAACAAAAACAACTTATGAGTGAACTTAAACGCGATAAGATTAAATACATTAGAGACCGAGCAAAGTCGGCTTATGTAAAAGACGAGGAATGTTACATCTGTGGCGGAGTAGAGACTTTAGACTTCCACCATTTTTACAGTGTAACGGAACTTCTTAATAAGTGGATTAAAGAAAAGAAACTAGTTATACTGACTGCAGAAGATATGATAGGTATGAGGGACGAGTTTATTGAAGCGCACCATAAAGAAATTTATGATGACACAGTTACTCTTTGCCATAAGCATCATTTAAAACTACATTCAATATATGGCAAGAAACCTTCTTTAGTCACTGGACCTAAACAGAAACGTTGGGTAGATAAAAGAAGGATAAAAGAATATGGGAATAATTAGAAATTTGGTTCAGAAACTGAACCCCGTACAGCCAGATATAGCAGCATCTCAAGGTAGCCAAGGACCACAAACTCCTTCTATACCTTATGAAAGAGCCTACGAAAGACTAGAATGTGTAAATCGTGGCGTAAATATGGTTGTAGATGCTGCATCACAGATTAATATGGATATAGGTGACAAGGAGTCTTTTCCTGGTGTAGCTACTATACGACATAAGAAGTTGGCCGCTCTATTAAATAGAAACCCAAATCCTTATCAGTCGGCAGATACTTTTAGACGTAATATATTTTTAGATATGTTAATGGATGGCAATGCTTTTATATATTTTGATGGAGCACACTTATTCCACTTACCCGCAGTTAATGTCACTATTCACCCAGACAAGAAGACATTTGTAAGCGGTTATGATTATAGTGGTAAAAAGTTTAAGCCGCAGGAAATTATACACATACAAGACAATTCAGCAGATTCTATTTATAGAGGTAAATCTAGACTACGATCAGCTAGAGACTCAATAGACTTGTTATACAGTATGAAAGCTTTTCAGCAAAACTTCTTTAAGAATGGAGCTGTACCAGGACTAGTATTAAAGAGTCCTAATACATTAAGCTTAAAAGTAAAAGAAAGATTAATTAATTCTTGGGCACAGAAGTACAACCCTAAGAACGGAGGCAGAAGGCCTTTAGTTCTAGATGGGGGTTTAGAGATAGACAGTATTTCAAATGTGGATTTCAAGAAATTAGATTTTGAGGATTCAGTAACTAACTTAGAGAATACAATCTTAAAAGTTATTGGTATCCCACCAATTTTAATGGATGGTGGCAATAATGCTAACATTAGACCCAACCAGAAATTAATGTATCAAGAAACCGTTCTACCTTTGGTTAGGAAACTAATTAGTGGACTAGAGCGATATTTTGGTTATGACCTTGCAGCAGCACTAGAAGACCTCTCGCCTTTACAGCCAGAGTTAGATGATAAAGCAAAATACTACAGCACTTTAGTTAATGGAGGAGTTATTACTCCTAATGAGGCTAGAGTAGCATTAAGATTAGAGAAGATAGAAGGTCATGATGATATACGCATACCTGCAAATATTGCAGGTAGCGCAAGCAACCCTTCTGAGGGCGGAAGACCTCAGGGAAACGAGGAAAATAATGAATAAAAAGTTTGAAATTAACTCATTATTTGATGTGATAGAGAAAGACGGTAAGTCTGATACTCTAACAATCAAAGGTTATGCAAATACAGTTTCCAAAGACCGATCTGGCGATGTAATCGTTAAAGAGGCTTGGACCAAGGGTGGTATGGATGATTATCTAAAAAACCCTATTATCCTTGCTTTCCATGACTATTCACGTCCAGTAGGTACCACTGTTGATTACAATGTAACTGACAAGGGACTGGAAATTGTTGCAGAAATTAGTAAAGCTGCAGGTGAAGTGTATAACTTAATCAAAGACGGAGTTTTAAAAACATTTAGTGTTGGTTTTAGCATCAAAGATGCGGACTACGAGAAGGAAGACGATACGTTCTATATCAAAGATTTATCTTTGTATGAAATTAGTGTTGTATCGGTTCCCGCTAATCAAGATTCAACTTTTTCTTTAGCTAAGTCTTTTTCGGATGTAGATGAGTATAACTCATTTAAGAAATCATTCGGTAAAGAAGTAGAAGAAGTAAAAGATGAATTACAAAAGGAAGAGAAGGAACCTTCTCAGGATAACATTCTTAAGGAAATTAATATGGATAAGAAAGAACTAGAAGCTATGATGTCTAAGTCTGCAACTGCAGCTTTAGACTCATACAAAGCTGAAGTTGCTGAGAAGGCTGAGAAGTCTGCAGCAGAAGCTACACTTAAATCAATTGAAATGGGTAAAACCCAAGCAGAGAAAACTGCAGAGGCTTTAGAAGCTAAAATTAAAGAAGATGGCGATAGCTACTCAAAGGCAATCAATGAAATGTCTGACGAGCTTAAATCTGCTAAAGATGAGATGGCTGCTATGCAATCATCTAAGATGCAATTCTCAGAAGCTGGATCAGATGTTCCATCTTCAGATGAACTTAACAATGCATTCATCACAGCTAAGATCTTAGGTAAGTCAATTGACCAAACTGAGATTGGTAAACAGTTAATCGAGAAAGCTACGCGTTTCTCTGATACAGACTGGGAAACTACTTGGAACTCTACAATTTTTGAAGGAATTCAAAACCGTGTTGTAGTTGAGCCGGTATTCCAATCAATTGCTATGAATGCACGTGTTATGAACTTCCCGTTCAACCCAGATACTGGTGTTGATGCAACTTGGGTAGCAACTGGCGCATTTAATGATGGTGATTCAGTTGGTACAGCATTTAACGATGCTTCTTCAGGTACTACTAAAGCGACAGGCTTAACAGAGGTGACAATGTCTGCTTCTAAACTAGCTACTCGTGAGTACATTGGTTACGAAGAGGAAGAAGATGCATTGATTCCAATTGCTGGTATCGTTCGTGATGCTATCATCCGTCGTATGGCTCGTACTTCAGACGCATCTATTTTAGGTGGCATCTCAGGCGTTCCGTTTACTACATTAGCGGGTAACGCTGGTGGTTTAGCGGCAAATGATGTTGCTACTTCAGGTGCAGCAGTTGATCTTTCGGTAGCTAATTTATTAGCAGCACGAATCAACATGGGTCAGTGGGGCATGAATCCTGCAGACTTAACTGTATTCTTATCTCAAGCAGCTTACTACAACTTGTTAGATGCTGCAGAGGTAATTACGGTTGATAAGTATGGCGATAATGCTACTATTAAGTCTGGAGAGTTAGGCAAGTTATTCGGAATGTCTTTAGTTGTTTCTGACGCTTTTGAAGGCGCAGCAGCAGGTAAGGCACAAGGTATCATTGTTAACCCTTCTAACTACTTAGTAGGTAACTACCGCAATCTAACTGTTGAAACAGCTACAGATGTAGTTGCACAACAGAAGGCTATGGTTGCAACCCGTCGCTTTGGCTTTATTGCTAAAGAGGCTGGAGCAGCTGGTAAAGCTTCTATGGCGTTAATTAAGTACGGTGCATAATTAATAAATAGTTGATATAAAACTGGTTAGGTTAAAACCTAGCCGGTTTTTATAAGTGTATTAAAGGAATAAAATGGCAGATTTAATTTCAGTTAGTGAGTACAAAGCATACGCAGGTATCAATAGTACAACTAGAGATGCGGAGATCAATCTTCTTCGCGGACAAATCAGTACACTTATAAAAACCTACTGTGGTCGTAGTTTCATAGATAACTACACAACAGAAAAGACAGAATACTTCGACATTTCAGGTGGCGAAGCTTCTATCTTCCCTACTGAACTTCCTATTGTGGAAATAGTTCAGTTACTAGAGCGTAAAAGCTCTAAGACAGATAAATCAACTGTCGAAAACAACCACGCAGATAGTAACAATTACTATCTCTTAGAATCAGGTACTGCTCAATGTACTATTTCTTCTAATACTACCGAATCGACTTGTATTAATAATGACACTTTTACAGGGTCAGGCTTAAATGATCTAACAATCACTGGATACAACGCAAATACGTCGTCAGGTGAAGTTGGTCGAAGCTATACAGTACAAATTGACGGTACAGGAACTCCAAACACGTTTAAATGGTCTCGTGATGGGGGGAATAATTGGAAAGAATTAGGCGTTGCAATATCAGGCTCTAGTCAAACTTTAGAGGGTGACATAGCTGTAACATTTGCAGCCACTACAGGTCATACAAACGGAAACTCTTGGGCATTTACTGCCGAGAAGTGGACGGGTGAATGTAGTGATACTTCTTATACTAATCAATCATCTTGTGAAACAGCCGGTGAATACTGGACTGCGGATAGAGAATACGATACGGATGCTTCTGGGCAAGAAATTATGAGAACTTCTCTTAGTTTCCCTAGAGGGTCTAAATCGGTTAAATTAGTATATAAAGGCGGATACTCTTCTACTCCAGGCGATCTGAAACTAGCTTGCTATGATTTGATTACTTACTACTTAAAGAAAGAATCAACTCCAGCCAAGTCTATGCCAGGCTCAGATATTAAAAATATATCTAGAAGCCAATCTCTACATTCAGAATTCCCACCACATATAAAACGCATCTTGGAGCACTACAGGCATATTAGCTAATGAGTCAACAAGATTTAGCCAAAAGTTTACAAAACAATAAGGCTTACAAGAGAACAAAACTCTACCAAAGAGATCATTTTCTTTACATGGACGATGCAATTATAAGTGCATACGCAAAAGATGATGAAACTAAGGCAGCGGTTTACAGTGCTATAAAACAAAAAGGTACTAGTAAAATAAGAGGTCTCAATAACCCTAGTAAGGGGTACTTATTAAGATTTGGATCGTATAACTCAGCAGCTAGATGGTTGCATAAGACCCTTAAGGACGTAGACTTAGGTCACGTAGGTACTACAGGTGCCATGGGCGCGATGAGAGGAAAGTTAGGGTCTTCAAGAGCTCGAGCAAAGATGCCAGTACTTAAAGCACTAGGTAGCGCAGTATCTAAGCAGAACACTAGAGTGTTAGAGGTAATATCTGAGGCTATACCTGGAGTAAACGTTGAGTTCATAAAAGAGGTATCTGACAAAGCTATAAAAGGCAACTACAAGTACCAGATAGTGATGCCGCAAAGTGTAGACTTAAACAGAAAGCAGATAAAAGAGATTGAAACAGTTTACAATAATGAAGTAAAACGAATTGCTAAGACTATACTGACTCAAAAGGGAAGTAAAAGTATTCTACAACTAACAGATGCTGCAATAGACGCAGCTATAAAAGGTGGAAAAATACCTACAAGTAAGACTAGATCTAAGACTACTATAAAATCTAAAGTTACAAAGAAGACAATACCTTTACCCAGACTTAGAGATAGAAAGGGCCAATTTACCTCCGCAGCAAGCATACAGAAAATAATACAATCTCAACTTACTGAAAAGATAAAAGATAACATGGGTACTGGAGGAGCTTTAGAGAATAGAACAGGAAGGTTCGCAGAGTCTGTTGCTCTTACAAATATTACACAATCTAGGCAAGGAACTCTAACTGCATTTTATAGTTATATGAAGTACCCCTACCAGACATTTGAAAGAGGGTTTAAACAAGGTTCTACAAGAAGAGACCCAAGACTACTTATCAGCAAATCTATTAGAGAGATTGCTGTAACGTTAATAAGTAGAAAGTTAAATATTAGGACTAGGAGAATATAATGGCAGGTAAAGCACGTTCAGCAATAGTAAATACACTTATTACAGAACTAAAAAAGATTGACGGCTCTGGCACCTTTAATGTTGACCTAGCAAATAATGTTACTAACAAACTTGTATTTTGGGATGAAGTAAATGATTTCCCATACGTATCAGTAGTAGCAGGAAACGAAGTACGTGAATATCTCCCCGGTGGTTTTAAATGGGGTATGATAGGAATTAATATTAGAATCTTCGTATATGGCGAAGAGCCCTTAGATGAATTAGAAAAAGTTTTATACGATATTGAAACTCAGTTAGACGCAAATAATATACTAACATATGATACAGGCAAGTCTACTGAGCAGATAACAATTTTGTCA